GAGACGGGAGCAAGGCATGAGCGCAACCATCATTAAGGAGCGGGCCGGGCAACCGGTGCCGGCCCCGCCATTGTGGGGCCGAGTGTCCGTGGGGGTGCGGCAGGGTGTTTACGAGTGGCCGCGAGTGCGGCAGGTGTGGCCACACCTGCGGCCGTATCCCTGCAACGATCCGGATGGCTGCCCGAATTGCGGGCAGTACGGCGATCGCAGCCGCTGCCGTAAGTGCCGGGGCCGGATTCGGTTTGTGGACGGTATAGCGGTACGAGCATGAGAGGCGGCAACAACTCCGACGCCCACTCCTGCCTTGTTCGCGCTTGCAGCGATTACCTCTCGGCAATCAAGGCGTGGCATTTCAAGGTGCATGGCCACCTCGGGCAGGTTCCGGGGCTGCCGGACGTGATCGGCTGTATGCGTGTAGACCACGTGTCGGGTCGAATATACGGTCAGCTAATAGCCGTTGAGGTCAAGACCGGCTCCGCACAGTTGACCGCCAAGCAGCGCGAGGTCAAGGCGGACATCGTCCGGAATGGCGGGCTGTACGTGGAGGTGAGGCGGATTGAGGACCTCGAGACGGCGCTGTACGATGCAGGGCTTGTCCGGAGGCGTCTTTTGACCTGAAACGCCCCTCCGTGGCGCTGAGGTGCCAAAAACGACGCGCCAGGAAGGCCGCACAGGGGCGGCAGGCGCTTAACGCGGGTCGGGTAGGCCGGGCTGGTATTAGCCCCACACAGAGGCTCCAGCGAGGTTATAGGCATTCAACGGTGCTCACGTGTAACGAGCCGTTTCCGGCGCAACTGGTGAGCAGGAGTAGGCCGGCGGGACTGCTGACGCGGGAATAGCGGCGAGAGGACGCCAGGGGCCATTAGAGCAGAGATCGGCGTGACGCTCGGAGAGACGAGACACAGGGGCCGGCTCGTAAGTTGAGCCGGCCCGTGGTGTGTGTCAGCTAAGGTGATGCGGATTGGCCGGCCGCCAGTTCTTGTCATATTTATGGATGATCTTGGCGACCGGCGGGAGTATCCAAGTATCCCGCCATATCCGGGTTGCTTCGACAACCTGTTCGGTGGTGACCGGGCCATTCATCGGTGCGCCAAACCGCATCATAGTCAGCGTGTCGTAGACTTCCTTGAGCGTGCTAATCTCGGTTTTGGTCATTTCCCCTTCTCTGCTTCCTCCATGAGCTGGCGCAGGGCGAGCTCGTGCGTTGCTGATAGTGTGAGATTGTGTTTGGCCGCGTACTCGCGCATAGCCCGGTCCACCGAGATCGGGATGCGGGTTTTGCATTCGATTTTGTGCCCGTCGTAGTCCGTGGGCGGTTGGTGTGGTGTCGTGCGCATGGGTTACAGCCCTCCTCTGTGTTCATTGCGGCGGCCGCATTCGGCCTGTGCTTCCGCCAGGGTGGCGTACTTGACGCTCGTATCGGTTTGGGTGTGACCCCAGGGTGCGTGCATCCTGCCGCCCTTGTTGGCGACTGTGAACCAGTTCCCATGATAGCTCGGCACCCATAGGCCGGCCGCCCACTCCGCTTCTACGTCGCGCTCGGTAGTCGTCTGTGCGGGCATCAGCGGGTCTCCTGTGTGGCCTTGGCGATGGTGCCGCAGGTGTTGCCGTTGGTGTCGCGGATGTAGACAAGGTGTCCGACTCTCTGTGGCAGGTAGTAGCGAGCGTCGCGGCTCGCCAGGAATGCGTACACCTCGCCGCTAGGCATGTAGACCACATAGCCACGTCGGTGTGTAACGATGGCGGAGGCCGGGCGGAACGTCCAGCCGCGACTGGCAAGCCGGCGTATGATCTCACGGAGTGTCACGGTGCATCCTCCTCTACCAGCTCGACGGTGCGATCGACGAGCTGGCCGGCGTAAGGGCCGATCTGGTAGGCGGAGTGATAGCGCGCCCATAACTCGGCGTACGCTTTGGTCTCAAATGTGCCGACCAAGTACCCGCCCTCGGCTAGCGCGTAATAGTCCAGTCCGCAGCCGGTCCCTGGACGCGGCTTGTCGAGCTTGGTAATTGTGAGCGGCCCGGTCCCTGATGTGTACATTGCCCTTGCTCCTCCTCTGTGTGTGCCAGCCGCTAATAGCTCGCGGCCTGGCGGGTGGGGTTACCACCACTCCCCGGCAATTGGCGGATCGGCTATGAGTGCCGGGTTGGACGTGTATAGGCCGCCCTCGGAAAACGGATCGATGCGGTAGCCGCGGCCGTTATCGTCGAATTCGGTTACCTCGATCAGCGACTCCGGCAGCGTTGCATCGTACACCGTCGCCTGGCCGATGCAATGTGCATATGTTTGGGCCTCTGCCGCATCGTCGGTGGCTAGCTCCACTGTCGGGCCAGCTGCCAGGCCGCTGGCAACAACCCCGAACCTGCCCCGGCGGCCATTGCGGTCAAACCAATGGCCGGGTGTGATTGTCACGGTGCTTCCCTCCTCTGGTTACGCCGGCACTGCTTGCTTCCGCCAGGTATGGTAGTCGTGTACCGGCGTCGGGACTGCGCAGTGGTCAATGAGCGCCCGTTTGACCGCTGACTGATGGGCGGTAGTCGTCTTGCTATGCTTCTGTGTGGCGATGTACCACGTTCCGCCATCAAGCCATGCAATCGGCTTGTTGTAGCTGCGCACGACGTACTGCATGGTGTCGTCTGGCTGCCGTTCTGGGCGTCCGCTCATCGAAGCGGCCTCAAATGTGAGTTTGAAGTCGAGACAGTGGCCTATGGCGTCACTGTCTCGGGCGCTGATTCTCTCAATGCGTGTTGCCATCCCTCTCCATCCTCTCCTATGCCCGCTGCAGCTCTGTTGCCGTCGCGCCAAAATGCGTCCTCGGGTTTGTCGAGAGCGCATTTTGGGCAGTGTTTGAGTGCATCGGTCATTTTGGCTATGCCCCCACATGCGTGGGGAAGTTGGTTTCATCTTCGTGCGTACGGCGCTTGAACATGGTCCACCCCCACGTGCGTGGGGAAGGCGCCGCGGAATACTCTCGCCGCCTACGCGGGGATTCAAACGAATATGGCTGACAGATCAGGCTGCTGCAGGAACTCGGCCAGCAGGTACGGACGATTGTGGGTGTTCGGGTAGAAACCCTGAACTACGAGATTCCGGTTCTCGTCGCCTACGCCGAGCTCAACCAGCATATCGATCACCGTGCGCTCGGCCTGCTGACACGCGCCCTGTGATGAGAAGCCGGGCGAGTAGAAATCGGTCCGGAACAGGCGCCTGCCCGATAGGTAGACGATTACGCCATGACGGCGGCTGGAACTAACCTCGTTCACGCGGATGGTTTTCGGCATTGTCTCTCTCCTCCTGGTTGACTGCGTCCGGTACTGTAGGTCCGTGTAGGCCGTTCTCCGGCCGGTTCGTCGGCTCGCCTATCCGTGGCGCCGCGGAATACTCTCGCCTCTGTCGTGACGGTCCCTCCGGTTGACTACGCCGGACCCAACACTAGTATAGGGACTTTCAGTCAGTCTGTCAACCCCATTCTTTGTGCGTGATATTATGTCTATATAACCAGGGGCTTGACACGTATGATACGATAGAGGCGGCCGCTCCGGGGAGTGTGCCAGCAAACAGCCAGCGCCCCAGTAGCGCGGAAACGCCGAGGGTGGGCTGCCAGCGCAGAGGACCCTCCCTCGCGCGCGCAATAATCATGCCAGGACGTACCGGAGGCATGTGCCGGAGGTGTAGCCTGACCACAACCTGCTACGACCGCAATCCAACCACTGCACCAAGACCGTCTACCACAAGCCCACACCATACCTAGCGATAACTAGCATGGTGTTTCAACAATGTGAAATAGATTTCACATTAAGCACTGCACCACATACCACTAGTTGATACCACGTATCAAGTGGTGATAGGCGTTAACACACGTGCACAGTGTGGCGGATGGTGGTATGGGGGCAGTGTAGAGGGGGTCCGGGTAGGGTTGGATTGCGGTGGAGGCGTACGTACCCAATCCCGCAAGAATAAAAAAAAGGGGTACAGTGAGTTATGGACTTCCAAGAGTGGTGGATCACCCCGTCCCGCACCCTATTCTGCGGCGGCTTCTCTCCTTCAGCACTGATTGGGGAAGGAGACCGTGTTATAGCGCAAGAAGCTTTCGAGGCTGGTGTTGCGTGTGAGCGGAAGAGGTGTGCGGCATGTGCGGAGAACTGGTTAAGCCTTCCCGAGGAACCTTATGATCCATCGGCCCAGTTTGTTGCCAGGCAAATAGCTAAGAAGATCAGGGGCGAGCCGTATGATGTAGCATTGCCTCCTGGGATCACTGCTGATGGGAAGTCGTACAATGATGTAAGTTACCAGTCGAAGGATGCGGCCGTTGACAAGACGGATGAGGGCGTGTAGACTGGCACTATGTTTCCTCTCTCGGCGATTAGTACTGGGCTTGGGCTTATCGGTGGTATCGAAGGTCTACTCGGCGGCGACCGCAAGCAGAAGGAAGCGGAGGAGGCCGAGCAGCAAGCTCTTGTGGCGATGCAGGCCGCCGGTAACCAGGAGTACTCCGATGCCCTTGCAGGTGGCCAGCGCAACCTCTATGGACTTACAGGCGTTCTCGGCGACGCGCTGCGAAGGACTGGATCGAACCTCGGGGCTGCCAACGCTGCCGGCGGGGTCTACAATTCGAGTGCGACAGCCGGTGACCTCGCTCAACAGGGAACAGCTAACGCGGCTACCATCGGAAGCTACGCCACAGGACTTGCCGACACCCTTGCCCAGATCAGGAACAGTAACGCGCAGAAGGTCGCGGGGCTCCAGTACGGGCTAGCGCAGAACAACCTCAACTACGCCCGTCAGTTGACCGCTGGGAGCGCCGCGGGGCTTGGAAGCGCCTTCAGTCAGCTCGGCCAGTTGACGATGGGGAGCGCCATACCTGGTCGGAATACGGGGGTGGCTACAACGGGCGGCAATAACGCGGCAGTGACGATGCCGAACAACGATGCGTCGTTGGGCACGGCGCCGGCCGGGTACCAGAATGCCGGTTCTCCTCTCAACACTATGCGGTTCCCGCAGCCGGCCTCTTTGATCGCGGCCTGAACGGACCGAGGCAGTTCGTCCTCCTCGTGAGGGGTAGACCATGCCCACAGACGACCTCTCCTACTCCGACCCCGCCCCGATGTCCGTTGCCCAACTGATGCGGCAGGGTTTCACCCTACGTCCCGGCAACATCCTCGCCGACGCTAAGAAGCGGTCGCGGCAGATCGTCGATCCTCCACAGCAGCAGGCGGACACCGACCCCGGAGCGGCCCTTACGCAGCGCGGGGTCGCGCTCATAACGGGTGCGGGGCAGCAGAACCCGGCCGATCTCGCCATAGCGGCTCAGCAGCGGATGTTGGAGGAGGAAGCCGCAAAGGGCCCGGGCAAGGAAGACTACCAGGCCGCCGCCGATCAGGCCATGTCGGAAGGCTTGAGAAGGGCGGATGCGGAGTTCCCTTCCGGTCCGGTGCCGCAGCAGGAACCCGACAGTCCGATCGACCTTCCGCGTCTCTCCTTGCCGCAGGCTCCGCATTACCAGCAGGCGTCCATCGGCGACGTAAACCCGATGGCGTCCGTTGGAGCGGCTATCGCGGGGCTGATCGCGCCTGCGTATGCGGGGGAGTTGACGGCGGCGGCGCTGCACGGCGCGATACAGAAGGTCGACCGGAAGAACGCGTTGGTGGATCGCGAGTACGACCAGGCATTCCAGCGGCAGGTGGCGCTCAATCGGGAGCAGATACGCCGGGCCGAAGACCAGGCGCGTATCGACCACGAGAACAAGCAGGTCAAGTACGAGAATGCCAGAGAGGTGTTTGCCGACACGATGCGCCGGGCGAAGGATGCCGGCAACCGATATACAGTCGAAGGCGAAGGCAAGGCGTTTACGGAGCTGAATAAGCGGTCCGCTACGGCCAGGGCATCGGAGGCGGGCGCGATGGCCCTGAAGAACATCCTCGACCAGCGCTTCAAGGACAAGGAGGCGCTTCAGAAGGAGGCCGTTAGCCTTCTGGAAACTGGCGGACGGGTGAGCGAGCTGCACGAAGCTACGAGGGAGCGCATCCAGGCGCAAGCGCAGGTCCACGCGGACACACTCGCTAAACAGTTGGCAACACGCCGGGACCGTAAACAGTTCCACGCCGACAGTATGGCCAACTCCCGCGCGGCCCGTGCTCAGTCGCTCGCCATCCACCAGGACAGCGAAGCGAACGCCAACCGTCGTCATGCCGATACGGAGGCGCACGCAGATAAGCGGGCGGCTATGTCGCGTACGGCGAAGGGTTCGCTCGTTACCCGCAACCCAAGGTATGCACAGCTCGTTAAGGACAGTAAGGCCAAGCAGGATGCCGTCCACCAGGACACCGCCATCATGAACTCGGCTCATGCGACCGATGAAGACAAGGCGGCGGCGCAGGCGCGTATCTACCAGAACCTTGCCGAAGATCGGCAGATACGTGACGAGATGGCCCGTATTATCGCTGCCGACACAACGGCGAGCTCTCCGGCGTCAACAGCCGCTCCCGCCTCTCATACGACCACTAGCGGCAACGTCTTCAACCGAGTTCCGTAGATGCCCGATGGCTACACCTACGAGGTCAATATCGGCGGCAAGCCACAGCGCATCCGGTTCCAGAAACCTCCCACCAAACAGGACTTCGAGGACGCCGAGCGCGCCCTGACGTCTTCCTCTAAGGCTGCTCCCAAGGTCGCCAAGACGGCGTTCGAGCCTCCAATCCCCGGAGTAGGGAACGCGACGCCTCTACGTTCTCGTGTTACAGGTATCGGCGAGGGGCAGATCGTAGACCGTGCCACTCTGAAGCCCGCCACGTACCAGCAGAAGGCCCCGCTGCGTCGTGCAGCTGCACGAGCAGTAGGGAATGCGCAAATCCAGCAGCTCGCCGATACCGCCGAGCCTCGCGAACCCTCCATCATGGACCGGCCCGGTTATCAGGCATCGGAGGAAGTGCGCAATCCGTTGTTCCCGCTGAAGCGTGCTGCCGCTAAGATGAAAGGTCCGGCGCGTGAGGTGTTCGGCGCCATAGCCAGTCTCGGCGACATGAACAATGTCATGCTGATGGCAGCGCTTGGGCCGCCTAATGCTATTGCGCCCGGTGTGGCCGAAGCCGTGCGCGGTACGGCCGGTCCGCTGATAGCGCCTTCGATGCTTGCGGCCGGCGCCACGCAGCAGATCGCCGAGAACAAGGGCGCTCCTATGACCGCCGAGCAGGGATTGGGTATCGGGATACCCGCCCTGATCGCTTCCGGTGCGGAGGCTATGCTGCCGGCCGCAGCTGAGGTGGAGCGCCTGAAGGCCGCCCGCGAGTTCACTATTCGACCGCCGGTAGAGGAGATGACAGATGCCACTCAGCGAAGCGCAGTTCCGGTGGGCGCACACCCCAGCGGGCCGGAGGGCGTTGGGGGACGCGAAGGTCAAGGAGTGGGAGCAGGAGCGCAAGGGCAAGAGCCTGCCGGAGCGCGCGCCCAAGAAGGGGCCGGGCCTGAAGGACCTGATACACCAGATGCGCCGCAAGAAGAAGCCGGCGGCAGCGGCCGGGTAACGGGGCCACGGAACAAGATCACGGAGGCGGAACGTGCGGCGCGCGGCATGGACCCGATCTCCAAGTATCGGCGTTCCTCTCCGCGTGAAGGGTTCGAGGCCGGCCAGCAGGTGCCGGAAGAAGACGCGATGGCGCTCGCCATGCGCGTTGCGGAGAACCCTCGTCAGTTGGAGGCGCACGAAACAGGCGCGCTCTCCTCTCAGCGCGTCCGCTTGAATCAGCGCGAGGATGTTGCGGAGAAGGAGGCATTAGCGGCCAGAGATGCCGGTAATGCCGAGGGTGAGGCCCACGCCCGCCAGAAACTCTCCGACATCGCTCAACAGCGCGACATCGTAGACCACGCCTTGACCTTCGCGGGAACCGAGCAGTCGGGTGCGTTCTACGCCCGAACCATGCTCGCCAACGCCGAGGACAACTCGTTTGTCAAGGCGCGCCAGACGTTCAAGGTCAACCACGGCCGCGAGCCTTCCGGCGATCCCGCCGACCCCAATTCAGAGGTTGCCCGCCTTCAGCAGGTCGTTTCCGATCACCAGAAAGCGGTTGAGGACCTGAATTCGCATCTGGCCGGTCACGAAGCGGAGCAGGCGCGACTACAGGAGCGCATCGAGACGCTCGAAGCCGAACGAGCGGGACGCGCCCTCAAGAGAGACGCCGGCCGTGAGGCGCGAGCCACGAATCGAGCCGCCCGAAAAGCCGACCTGGACGCCGAGATCGCGGATATAGCGCAGAGGTTCCAGAAGCGGGGCGGGCGCGCTCAAATGGGCTGGGACCCGACCGGCGGCCGGTTCGACGAAGCTACGTTGGGCGAGGTGGCCCAGTGGGCTGGCCGCTACGCGAAGCTGCTCGTCGAGCGCAACATCAAAATGCCTATCGAGCAGATCGTCACGGAGACGTGGACGAAGCTCAAGGAGCATTTCGAGGACATAAGCCCGCGTGAAACGCGCGACCTCATCAGCATGTACGGTAAGGTCGCCACGCCGAACCCGGAAGCAGTGGCGACACGCCTGCGTGAAACGAAAGCGCAGATGCGGCTCACGTCGGCGCTTGAGGACGCCAAGGCGAAAGTCCGGCCGCTCAAGTCCGGTCCGCAGCGCGACGCGGCAACCGCAGAGGTGCGCGATCTGACCAAGCAGGTCAAGGCCGCGATCAAAGAGGCGGGATTCCCCGTTACCAAAGAGGACGTTGCGGCTAAGATGAAGTCCTCGCTGGATGCCGTCAAGAGCCGCCTCAAGAACGAGATTGAAGACCTCGATAAGCTCATTAAGACCGGCCAGAAGAAGCCGCGCCAGACACAACTTCAGTATGACGCCGAAGCGGCCGCGCTCAATGCGCGGCGTGACGCTAAGCTCGCCGAGTATAACAAGCTGCACGAAGGCGACCTGAATCAGGCGAAGCTCGACGCGGCTGTCGCCTCCACTAAGAAGTCGATCTCCGAACTGTCGGCCCGGATCAAGGCCGGAGATATTGCGCCTCGTGGCCCGAAGACCTCGCCGTGGTCGGTTGAACTAGGCAAGTTGAAGCTCCAGCAGGAGGCGTTGCGCGATCGACTTGCCGATCTCCGCAAGGCATCGTCCGGCAGCAAGAACCCGCTGGAAGCGTATAAGGCGCACCTGCTCGACCGTATGAACCAGTACAACGAGGAGATACGCACCGGAGTCAAGGCTCCTCCTAAGACGCCTAAGAATCCGCTCCAACTCGATGCGGAGGCGATCAAGCTCAAGGCGGCGGTCCAGAATACGCGCATCCTGCGAGACAGGGCGCTGCGCGGCAACGAGCCAAGAACGGCGCTCGATAAATTCATAGACTATGCACGTGCGGCCAAACTGACCGGGCCTGCTGTTATCGAGAAGCTGTTCGGCGCTTCCTTCTGGCACCATCCTACCGAATTGGCGTCTGAGCCGTTCGGCTACGCCGCGGGGAAGATTAGGGTGCGGGGCCAGGCTCTTGCATCCGTAGCCGAACGGGAAGGGTTCACTCCTGGTAAGGGCCTGACAGCCGCGATCAAAGCGACGATGCGAGGCAAGGGTATTCAGGCCGCGCTTGCGGAGATACGTGGTGTCGGGAGCGAGATCACCGCGCTTTCGGGCGGCCAGACGCACGGAGACGGAACCCTGATCGGCCTCCCCGGCCGCATACACGGCGCGGAGAAGATGATGGGGATCGGCCTGCCCGAATACGAGCGGTCGCAGGTCATTCGAGCGGAGCGCGCCGTCGCCCAGGGTAAGCAACTCGACAACGCGCAGGTCGCGATGGACATATCCACCAAATCCGCCATAGATGCCCAGAATGCCATGCTGCGTACCGAGAACACCTTCAGCAAGCGAATGACGGCTGCTGCCGACGCCTGGACGCGCGGCGACAAGAAGATGGGCTACCAGATCGTCGGCGGCATCTTCAAGAGCCTAGTGCCATTCGGCCGGTTCGGGGCTAACTTCCTCGGCAAGAGCATACGAATGACCGGCTATGGCGTCCTCGAAGGCGCGTATAAGACGGGCCGCGTGGCGCTCGGCAAGGAGACGCTTACACCGGCGGTTGCCGACGACATCATACGCGCCTTCAAATACGGTGGGCTAGGTGCTGTTACCGCCTACATCGGCCTTGCCCAACCGAAGGGCTTCAAGGTGGCCGGCTACTACGCGCCCAACAAGGTCAAACCGGTGATCGGATCGGACGGCAAGCCGATGAAGCCTGGCGAGATCGAGATATTCGGCCATAAGCTGCCTCCAGTCCTCTCTCACGCGCCGGTGTGGAATGCCGCGAGTGCGTGGGCCACCTTCCGTAACGGCCTTGAACACGGCGAGCGGGGAGGCAAAGGCTCGCCGTGGCAAGCGGTCTATCAGACCGGACGCGGTGTAGCGCAGGAAGTGCCGGGCATGGAGGACATATCCACGGGGGCGGAGGGTATGGAGGGCCAGCAGCGAGCGCAGCACGCCATCGGCTCTTACACGCGTGGAATGCTCGTTCCCGGCGTCTCTCAGCAGATGGCCGCTTACCTGGACAAGAAGAATGGGCAGCCTGTCAAACGCAAGCCGAAGACGGTGTTGGACGAGTTGAAGGTAGGTGTTCCTTACCTCCGGCAGACGGTGCCGACCCGATGATAGACTGGGGCGCCGCACTCTGCTGGGTCTGGATCGTCCTGTTTGCCGCCATCATATCCACGATACTGACGGTTGGCGAAGCCCTATTCAAACGGTGGCGCAAATGACCGGTGACCATAAAGGCCACTGCTGTTGTGTCGTCGACAACGGCCTGTTCGTGGAAGTGGCCGTCAAGCTCGCGGAATCGTTCGGCAAGGTCTACTACTCCTCACCGGACATCTCGGCGTTCGTCCGCAGCAACGAGATCGGGATAGGTGAAGGGTTTCCCGGCGTCACCCGCATCCTGGAAGACGAGATATTCCGCTACGTTGACGACGTAGACCTGTTCGTCTTCCCCGACGTGTACCGGCCCTGGCTGCAGCTCGACCTGGTAGCGCGCGGCAAGCGCGTGTGGGGCAGCCGGCGCGGAGAGGACATCGAGCAGGACCGGCCGTCCGCCAAGCAGTTCTTCCAGAAGCTCGGCCTGTCGGTCGGCAAGTACGATGTGGTAACCGGCGTCACGGCGCTCCGAAAGTACCTGAAGCAGCATCCGAGCACCTACGTCAAGATCAGCTACACGCGCGGCGACATGGAGACGCGCTATGCCGAAACCTACGACCTTATCGAGCCGTGGGTAGACTCCCTGCAACACACCCTCGGGCTCTACAAAGAGCAGAAGCAGTTTGTCTGCGAGGCGGCTATCCAGGACGCCGTAGAGATCGGGTACGACGGCTACTCGGTAGACGGCCAGTTCCCCAATTCAGCGTGTGTCGGGATCGAAGTCAAGTCCCGCGCCTACATCGGCCACTTCATTTCACGTGGAACGATGCCGCCGCAGCTCAACCGGATCAACGAATCCTGCGCGCCTGCGCTGGAAGCCTTTCAGTACCGCAACTTCTTCGCGGTCGAGTCGCGTTTTACGAAGGACGGCACGGCCTGGATCGTGGACCCGTGCTGCCGCCAGGGGTCGCCGCCGTCCGAAATGCTGCTGGAGATGTACTCCAACCTGGACGACATCTTCTGGGAGGGAGCGGAGGGTCGCTGCATCGATCCGGTTCCGGCCGGTAAGTGTGGCGCCGAGCTCATTCTCTACTCGGATTGGGCGGAACAGGAGTGGCAAACCATCCAATTTCCGGCTAAGATACGTAACCAGGTCAAGCTCCGGAACTGCTGCATGGTGAACGGCCGCTACTACGTCATTCCGCAGGTAGGTAAGCAGACGCAGATTGGGGCCGTGGTGGGCATCGGGGATACTCTGGACGCAGCCCGCAAGTCGTGCATCGAAGCGGCGGACCAGATCAAGGGCGATAAGCTCGATAAGTCTACCGTCGCGCTGCAAGAGGCCGAGGAGCAGATCGCCAGGCTGAAGGAGTTCGGGATAACCCTCTAATGGCGGAACAGCAGAGTAAGCAGTGGGCGGGCCAGGAGGCTCATGAGCGCGAGATCGCCCACGCCATCAACGCGCTGCTCGTCACGGCGCGCGGTGCGCCCCTGACGGACGGATCTGTATTCCGTGTGCTCAAGGTCGGCGGCATGATCGGCCGAATAGAGCGGTTCATTGTCGCTAACGCCAGGGACGAGAAGCGTATGAACGCGCTTCTCAATACCGCTCATATCACCAACACCAATCCGGCGGACGCCAAGCTGCACGACACCGATCACCTGACGCCGGAGGAGCAGTACGAAGTCCAGAAGCGCGACCTGTACGACCGCGCCCTTACCGGCGACATCTCCGCGAAGAAGCTGTGGTTCGACCTCTACGGCGAGTTGACGGCCACGATGCCATTCAACGTGAAGGTCAACGTCATTCCGTACACCGTTGGAGACGATAAGCTGCGACTCATAGCCAGTCAATCCTCTCTCCACCACATCCGCGAGTTCATGAAAGGCATCAAGGACCGGTTCGTCTTCGATGAGACTCCGCATGAGGTACGCGAGCAGTTCGAAGCAGCCCTGACCGCCTTCTACGAGTGGGGCGAGAAGGCTTACGCGCCGAGAAACGGCTGATGCTTGAACAGACCCCGCGCGAAGTCTCGCTCATGATGACTGCCGACCAGCGGCAGGTCTTACATGCGTACGTCCACTCCGGGCCGGAGTTGGAAGTCGTCGCTATGGGCGGCACCCGTTATGGCGGCAAGACCTTCACGGGCGCTCACTGCATCGGTTACCGCCGCCTGATGTATCCGAACACGCGCGCTCTCGCCCTGCGTACCATCCAGCGCGCCTCAGACCTCAACATGGGCGAGGAGCTGCGGACCGCCTTCTTCGAGCCGAACGGGTTCCCGGTGGGACTGCGGCGTAAGGGGCAGATACAGTTTCTCGTCAACGAGAAGCGCATCGTATTCCCCAACGGCAGTATGATCCAACTCGGTTACTGCAAGTCGCCGGAGGACGCGCTGCAGCACCTCGGACTCCAGTGGGAGGATATCTGGATCGAGCAGGCCGAACAGTTCACCGAGAAGATATACGACCTCCTGCGCGGCTCCAACCGGCCCAACAACACCAACTGCGACGCTCGCACGCTGCTGACGTTCAACCCTGGAGGCATCGGGACGCCGTGGCTGAACCGGCGCATCGTGAACGATCGGACCCGAGACCGGCGCGTCCTGTTCGTCCGCTCCGACGTGCGCGACTGCATTGCCACTCTGGTGCGCGATCCGTCCTATATCCAACGGACGCTGCTATCGATCGCCGACCCAGTGCTTCGCGAGCAGTGGTTGGGCGGCAACTTCGATATCTTCTCCAACGAGTATTTCCACCTCGTGCCGGAGACGGAGCAGTGGCCGGGTACGGTACAGGAGATAGAGCCGCCCCGCTGGGCGCAGTGGTATTGTGGGGTAGACTGGGGCCACGGCAGCCCGTTCGCGTGCCTGTGGTCGGCGCACTGGAAGGACCGCGACGGGCGCAACCACCTGCACATATGCGGCGAGGTGTATCAGTCCGGTCTCGACCAGGACCAACAGGCGTATAAGGCGCTGGAGTACGAGAGGACGCTGCAGATCAAGTTCCCGTCCATGCACGCGCCGAGGGTCCGGCTAGCCTGTTGGTCTACGGCCAACCGCAACGCTACCGTCTCCACGAACCAGTCGTGGAGCACTCTGTTGGCGTGGAACGAGTACGGGTTCTACTGCCAGGCGGCTCCGAAGCTGGAGCGCGTGCCCGGCTGGCAGGTGTTGCGCCGACTCATGCGGAACAAGGTGCTCACTATAGACCCGGCGTGCATGGCGCTGATCTCGGAGATAAAGGGCGCGCAGCGGGAGGAGCTGGGCGAGGACATTGACGACAAGAAGTGCCCCGACCATGCGCTCGACGCGCTGCGTAACAAGATTTGCTACCTATTCGGCCTGAACTACCGGGCCGAACCGGAGGAAGACAAGCGGTGGGATAAGTCCTTCCGCGCACCTGGAGTGACCCAATGAGAGATCTGACCTTGCAGTCCTTCAACGACCTGATGGAGAAGCACGACTGGCCGTATGAGGTGCAGGTGAGGCCGAGCGATTTCATATTCTTGAATTACGCCAGCCAGAGCGCTCTACAGGGGCACGACGATGAAGGGCCTTACGTTTTCATCGGCCCGACGCGTGTTCGGCCTGCACAGGAGCATGGGCGCTCAATCGACCTATCCGGCAAGCCTCTCCGCGACCAACTAGAGTAATGGACGAAGTTAAGATCGGCAGGCGAACCTTTCTACGGCGGCTGGCGCTTGCAGCCATTGCCGGGCCTGCGCTCGTCAAGGCCGCGATGGAGGCAGAGCCGGCAGTCGCCATCGCGCCGCCGCCAGAGGCGTATTGGTCTGCGCCTGCGATTGGTGCACTGTCGGTGCTCACGGTGGAGATGCTGGACAACATGATGGCAAAGGCCATCAGAGACTTCTGGGAGCCGGACCTGATAATCGTCTCTCCAAGTCTCTACCGCCGGTTCAAGTTCATTCGAGGACCTGCGATACCTCGTCCGCAATCCATCCTGTCGTACATGTCAGGCGCAGCACGGTAACCGAATGCCCTATTACGAGTTCCAGTGCCCGAAGTGCCACGAGCGCGTGACGGTTTTCCGCAAGATCGCCGACAGCAGCCTGCCGCAGTTCTGCCAGCATGTAGGACCGGATAGTTCTACCCAACTCGTCAAGATGGAGCGGCGGGTATCGAGGTTCCTGTTCACCGCCAACCGGGCTGTCGATATGCCCGAAAACCAGGAGGCGCGGCTTGTGACCCGTTCTGGCAGCCGTTCCGATTGGTTGGAGTACGAGCGCAACCAGGAGAAGCAGTGGGAACGCAAGGTGGCCGATATGCAGGCCGAGGAGAAGGCTGTCCTCGGTTCGGCCAAAGAGGACGGGTTCGGCGACTGCGACATTCAAGGTTGCTGGATGGCCGCTAACGCGGGGCCGGAACAGCTTAAACGCTGGCGCAAGGACAACATACCTGCCGATGATTTCGAGGTAGCGGCGAGTGGCTGACAATAACGATAGCGGCTACCAACTGAAGCTCACGGACGAGGAAATCCTCGGCCGGATCGACTACATGGACCGCTGGATCAAGCGGTTCCGCGATGCCGATACGGTCGCCTCCTGCCGCTACATCGACGCCAACGACGAAACGACCGGCTACGACGAGGACCGCGATACCGACTGGTACGAAGACCAGACGGAGGAAGCGCAGGTCCCGGATGAGATACCGGTCGGGCAGCCGAACTATCTTGCCATCAACAACGAAACTAAGATGGCGGCGATTGCTATGGGTGTGCCGGCCCTGCACGTCAAGGCGAACGAAGACCCGCAGCTCGGCGGTATCGAGAACGCGGGCGAGATCGTCGCGAAGACGTGGGAACAATCGTGGGATAACGGCAACTGGGGCCGGGACACGAACGCTGGCCTGCAGAAGCTCGGCATCTGCGGTCTCGGGATGATATGGTATCGGTGGGATGAGGTTTACGGCCCGTGTATCGAGCACGTACCGTCCAAGCGCCTTCTGATCGACCCGCACGCCACGAACCTGCTGCAGATGGAGATGGGCGGCGTGAAGGTGCGTATGTCGCTGCGCAAGGCCCTGCGGCTCTACGATCCGAACGGCGAAAACGAATACTTCACCTCGATAACCTCCTCCATCGATACCTCCGAAGCCGTCTCCAACGACCGCACCACGGTCACAATCGCCATCTATTTCGACCGCGAGCGAGAGGTCCACGCCTATAACGATAAGATCGTCTTCCAGGACGAGAATCTGTACGGCAAGGTCCCGCTCATTCCTATCGAGGGCTTCATCGACCCTCGCGATAAGTTGTTGCCGCTGGGCGATAACGTCTTCGCCGCCGGCCTCAACCAGCAGGTCGTAGACCTCGCCGCCATCGCGTCTTCGACCGCCAAACACGGCGGGCCAATCACCTTTCTCGATCCGAACGCATTCGAGGAAGAGACGAAGACCGCCTACCAGGAAGGCCAGCACCAGGGACCGATCTTCATTAAGGGGATGCTCAACCCGCAGGCTCCACCGTTCTTAGAGAAGCCCGCCTCGCAGCTCTCTCCGGCCTTCGGAGTAGCGCGCCAGGAGGCGCAATCGGCGCTAGACGGTATCCAGGGATCGTCGCCCGGCATGCGCGGTCAGATGATTCCCGGCGTGACCGCCACGCAGGCGCAGGCCGTGGAGGCGAAGGCGGGCGCCCGGCCGGCACAATCCCGCGCGGCTTACGAGACGTGGATAACCCGGATAGCCCGCGCCTACGTGTTCATGATGCAGAAGTTCGGCGGTCCGACCGAGAAAGACCCCGGCACGACCGATACGGTCAACATCTGGAAGGCGTTCAAGGCGGTCTACGAAGTCCGCGTGATCGAGGGATCGAGCGCGTTCAATAACCCGGCCCACGACGAGCAGGCCGCGATGCAGAAGCTAACCACAATCTCCATGCAGATGCCGCTCGCGCTGCAACTCCACGCGCAGGGCTTCATCGAAGAGCTGCCGAACTGGAAGATGTATGTGGACGATATGCTGTACGCCTTCGGCTGCCAGAACCACGAGCAGTATTGGCTCAAGGTCGGCTCGGTGCAGCAGCAGCAAGGCCCGTCGAAGGAGCTCGTGCAGGCGCTCGTGCACCTCTATAGCCAGGCGCCGCCCGATGTACGCCGCGAGATCGAGAAGGCTATTGGCCTGCAGCCGTCGCAGGAGAGCGAACAGTCCGTAGCGCCTGGCAAATCCTGGCACGAGACGATGAGCGATCACGTCCTGCAGGGTAAGCAGCACGCCCACGAAGTGCTGATGAAGCAGTTGGAGCATGAGCACCGGATGCGCGAACTCGGCGCTCACGCCGTGGTGGATGCTTCTAAGCAGCCTATCGGTACGGCAGCAGGAAACGGCGCCGCTTGACAACAACCGCGTACAGGCTGTAGAATGGCGAGCAAGGACCTCTTATGCCCCCCGAACTAGCGACCGCACCGCCGCCCGCTCCCGATCCGAATACCAACTCGGACCCCGGCCATATCGTTACGGACGAGTCTGCGTCCGGCGTGTGGGACTACCTCGACACTCCGGTGGACGACCGCGAGACGGCGCCCGACGAGTTCGAGGAGGACCGCCCGCCGCTCGACCCCGACGAAGAGCCGGTTGGCGACGATGGTAAGCCGGAAGGCGAAACCGAGACTAAGCCTGAAACTCCTGCCGAGCCGGAAGCCGATAAGCCGACTGCCGCCGATCTTATTGCCGAGATACCCGCCGAGGTTCAACAGAAGACGGCGCTGTTTGACGAGTTCGACCAGACGCTCCAGAGCAACCCGGAGGCGGTTGCCGGCGCTATCCTGGACCGGATGGACCCGCACACCCGCGCAGAGTTACTGAAGCAGTACATTGGAGACGTGACTCCGCCCGCCACCTTCGACGTGGCGAACTATGAGCCGAACGGCGAGATGGAAACGGCGTTGCGGGACCGGTGGAACGACATCGACGCCATTCCGCAGATCGCTACCGACGCTCGGCTGCTGAAGCAGGAGATCGGCCAGACCCGCCAGCAGTTCGACGACACCCGCGCTGTGTACGAGCCGCAGATGGCCGAAGCGAACATCGTCGGCCAGATCGCGCTCCGTAAGATCGACGCCATCTGTGAGGCGCTGGGTATCGATCTACCCGATCCCGACGTGAAGGCGCTGCAGGCTGCATTCAACGGTGGCAAGGAGAGCTACCGCAACGCCGTGCGTAAGGTGCTGGACTATAAGAGCATGGTCGATACGTTCAAACAGATTACAGTACGCCGACCGCAGACCCCCGGTAACGGCACCAAGCGGACCGAGTCGTTCAAGGAAGGCACCGACGCTGTTACGATAGCACGTGCAATGGGAACTATCCCGAGGCGACGTTGAGCGAGCAGCCGGCAGTATACGATGCAGGATACCGGCCGCTCGTAAAGCCGGTCAGTGTAGTACCGGAAGTGCCAGACTGGGCGCGTGTCGTGTTACGCGCCATGAAACGAGGGATGCTCGCGTTCCTCTCAGACATCGAACCACTTATCTGCAAGTCGCCTTCGACAAACCAATAATCCCCCACGCGCCCGCCTCAAGCCCGCCCGTGAGATTGCAGTAGAAGCCCGGTAGCCTACCTCGCTTCCTTTGAGAAAAGGAATAGGTAGACAACCGTGGCGTTGCAGAGCAATGATGCGGCCTCAAATGGTTTCACCGCAGCCGTTCGTGACCGGTGGCTGTCGGCGAACTTCATGCCGCTGTTCACCACGCGCTCCCCCTTCATCAAGATGATGATGATGCGCGGGAGCATCAAGCCGGCCGGCTACGGCAACCAGATGCGCGAGCCGCTGATGGTGCCGGTCCTCACCGGTCCGCAGTTGACCGGCGTCTCCACGGGCTACGCCGACAACCCCGCGCAGCCGATGACCGGCTTCACCTCGGCCGACTACGTACTGTCCGAGTACGCCATCAACGTGTCCGTCGAGGACTACCAGATGGCGCAGGCGGGCGGGCCGGAGGAGATGGTCCGCTGGCACGAGGCGATCTTCAAGAACGCCAACATCCGCGCCCTCAACAAGATTCGTAAGGACTTCTGGGCCGCCCCAGAGGACGCGAACTCTGCCGGCGTCCGCGTGCAGGTCGCCTCTATCCTCACCTTCGTCAACGGTGGCACAACGACCGCCACGGACGGCGGGGCCGATCCGCCGGCACAGGCCGAGCAGTCCGCGACCCCCTACGTCAAGACCACGGGCTCCACGGCCGTTACGACGGTGGGCAACATCCCGCGCGCGGCCGTAGGCGCGGCCTACTGGTGCCCACCGCTGCTCTACACGTCTGCGACCGCCCTTACCGTACAGACCCTCAACGACCTGTACGAAGCGGCTTTCCAGGACGGCGAAGAGCCCGACATCGTCATCATGCCGCCGGGCCTGTTCTCCAAGATTCAGAACCTCATCACGGTTGGAGGCGCGAACGGCGGACAGGTCTTTGGGGAGAGTGGATCGGCCAAGCTCGGTTTCAGCCACGTCCGGTTCCGCGAAGCCGTCGTGACGGTGGACCGCTTCTGCCCCACTGCCGGGTTCCTCTCCGGCACAGCCACGGCGACCAACAACAACGTCTACGTTCTCAACCTGAAGCACATGAAGTTGCGCCTCTCCGGCAAGCAGCCCAAGTACAAGGACGTGCCGACCACGCAACTTATCGAGCAGTCGGTCGGCGCATGGCGACTGGCCCTCACCGCAGACCACTTGGGGAATGTCCACTCGTTCAGCCCGTGGATGACGACCTAAAATGGACAAAAGGTAGAATGTTGTGCTATACTCCGGCAGGAGGAAAAGCACAATGTTCAGCATTTACTTCATCCAGTCGAAAATCGAGGGGAAGGTTTACGTAGGACAGACCAAACGTGACGAAAGCAGGCTGAGGGAGCACAAGTACGAGCTAGGTAAGGGCAGTCATCGGAACCCTCACCTGCAAAGAGCGTGGAATTTGATAGGCGCGGACGGGTTTGTGTTTTACCACGTTGCGTCTTTCAACTCCCGTCAGGAGTGTAGCGAGGCAGAGAAGTTCTACATTCGATGGTTTCGTGAGTTAGGACTGTCTTATAACCTCACTAGCGGAGGAGACGGGCAGTTTGAGCACTCGCCAGAAAGCATCGAAAAGCGAACACGCTCAAGAAATTATGGCCCTCTCAGCGAAGAGCATAAAGCCAAGATAGCTGCTACGCACCGAGCGCGAGGCGTTCAGCCAACGCCGGAGCAGCAAGCAAGAGCGGCCGAAGCTCGCAGGGGAAACCCTTCCGCCTTTCTCGGAAGGCACCATAGCGAAGAGACGAAGAGAAAGCTGTCGGAAATGCGGAAGGGCGAAAACAACCCGCAATACGGAAAACCGACATCTGAGCTTCAGAAGCAGCGAGCTTCTGAGACTTGGAAGGGGCGCAAGCGTAAGTAATGGCGCTAGGCATCGCATACGCCAAAGGCTCGACGCAGGAGTCTGGTGCCGCCGAGTGGACCGGACTGGCTACCGTTACGCCGATCCAGGCATTTCCCGGCTGCCTGACGGACGGGCTGCTGGCAAACCCCGCCACCACGCCTCAGACCTGCAAAGAGCGCCATGACATGCGCATCTTTGTCATGGCGTCGTCCGACCAGGCATTCAATCTCAACTATCTGTTCACGACGGACGGCGGCACTACGTGGAGGATAGGCGATCAGATAGCCTCTACGACCGTTATTGTGGACGGCGGCAAAGCCGGTGCGGTGAACTCCGCGATCCTGGAGATACACGTCGGTTACCAGTTCAAGGTCGAGATTTGGAACACGTCCGGCAGCACCTCCACCGGAGGTTTCGAGTACCGCTACTCGACATAGGAGAATCAGATGGCAGGTGCAGCGATAACAGTAGGGATGCAGCTCATCAAGCCGGCGAACTTCGTCGGTGGGAACGACCTCATCAAGAGCGCGGAGGTCGTCAACGAAGCCGACCCGGTAGGTCGGGACACGAACGGCTTCATCGTCGTGGCGACCAATGCTGCCGGGGCTATTGTGAAACCGCAAGGCTTGGCCTTTTTCGCCGACAACAACGGCACTGGTGGGGCGCGCACCGGCGACGGCACGACCGTCCGCTGCTGCATCGTTCGGCAGTGCAAGCTCCTGAACGCCAACTCGACGCTCGTTCCGGGGCTGGGCAAGGGCAAGCCGATCTACCTCGCCGGCGTCCCGACAGCAACCACTTCCGGGCTGACCTGTACGCGGCCGTCCACCAACACGCAGGCGACAGTCAACATGGGCTACGTCGGGTCGAACGGCACGACTCTCGAAATCAACGTGGACCCGAACGCGGACCTTGAGTTCCAGACGGCGGGTAACTCGACGCTGGTAGCGGCCTGATGCACGTCCTGATCGATAAGCCGCCCGCACCGACCGAGTTCCGGCCGACGCACACGATCGACGGCGTGCCTGTCCAGCGCGTGCGCCGGCCCTCCAGGCACCACAGCGGCAGTACGCCGGCCTGGATAGACGAGCTCGGCAACAAGGTCAATCAGGTGTGCGGACGCGCCCCGAAGTCGGAGGGCGGTAAGCCTATCGTGTACAGGGCGCTCCCGCTTACCGCGCCGGAACCGGAGGCGCTGCCGGAACCCAGGGCTGGCGAGGACTTCGAGTTCGACGCCAACACCGCGCGGGCCATCCTGCACGCGGCAACCTGGCCGTTCTACGGCGAGGCGTTCGGATACGCAGAGTCTATGACCGGTAGCAGCGCAACCGTCATCGGCCAGAAGGACGACTCGGTCGTCGTACGGGTGTCGGTACAGAAGGAGGGGGGGTCGTTGTTCGTCAACGTTCTCGTGCCGAACGCCTTCATATTCGAGGTGGCCGAAGATTGACGTACTCCGAAATCCGGGACCGGATAGACGCGCTCATACAGCTCGGCGGCTGGTCGAACGCTGTGCCCGGTCCCGACCTCGGCTTTCTCGCTAACCACGGGCTGCAGGAGTTCACGACCGAGTCGCGACACAATATCGAAACGCTGACGCTCACGACCATTGCAAACCAGGCAGTCTATTCGTTGCTATCGCTGACGCCGAACGATGCACGGGAGTGGCTGTCGTTCAACGACGACGCGCTGCTCGTTCAGGGCGCTCCACTCAACACGGCGTGGATACAGCAGACGACGCGCGAGATCGTCCGGCAGGGCAATCGGTTGTGGCGCGTGACGGCATCGGGCACGCCCGCGTACTGGTACTGGTTTCAGTATCCGAAGTCCATCGCGCTCTACTGCCCGCCCGCGACCGCAGGCCAGGTCATCACGTTCGAGGGACTGCGTAACGAGTCGCCTCTGATGAACGATGGCGACGTGCCGGAGTTGCCGGAGGTGTACCACGAAGGAATCTGTCTATTCGGGGCGTGGTTCTACGGCAAGTTGTACGCCAGGGGTGACGAACGAGTAGTGGCGCAGGGCTACCGGGCCGAAGCGATGGACTACGTAAACCGGATGAAGAACTCTATGGGGTTGGTGGAGGCCAAGCTCATACAGCGCCGGGTCATGCGCCCGCAGCAAGAGTACCTGGGCGCTGGAACCCGTCAGGTGCCGGTCTACCTGCCGTCTTGAGAATCCGGGGCTGCCCGCGGTGGGATTCGAACCCACGGCAGCTAGAGTATAGGATTTCCGGCTCCACTCACGCCGTCTAGCCGGTTGGTCAGCCTTATATGTTCGGCATCACCATTAAGCCATCTCTGGCACACGGCAGCCCCAGGCGATTCTAGTCATAGTATACCCAATGCCCGATCTCCAACCGATACCGTTCGGCGGCCTTGCCGCGCTCGACAACGATAACCTGCTCACTCTCGACCAGGCGCTCCTCGCCGACGACTGCTACCTGGACGACTCGGCCATCTCCGGCCGCAACGGGTACCGTTCTGCGCTTGCCGGCCAGATAACCACTCCAGGCAACCAGCAGCACATCGGCCGGTTCCGGCCCTCCGCGACTTCCGCCCGGGTGATCGACGTTATCAACGGATCCGTCTTCGCGGACGAAGATCCCAGCAGTGAGACGGTCAGTGACGGCATCGTCCATAACATCGGCACTCCGTTTGCCAATACCGACCTGATAAGCGGCGCCGGGCTCGGCACGAACTACTACCTCGGATCGAACAACCCCGCCAAGGCCATGCAGCGGGTGAACTCCGGGTACACGCTCGACAGCCTGCAGGCCATTCCGCAGGGCGCATTGCCTACCTACTCGCTCGGCGGGCAGATCGCCTGGACACCGCTCTCCACGATCGCGCCGGCCCTCTCCGGTATGGTGCGCCAGACCAATGCGAATACCGGTATGGGCAACATGAACTCGGCCTGGCGGGCGTTCACCAAGACCAACAACGGCAACGACGACCCGCTACAGGGCGCTACCGCGCAGTTCAAGCTCCCGTCTCCGGTCAACGCTAACGGCTTCGACTGGCTCGCGATGGCCGTCTCTCCGCACGACAGCGGCGGTACCGTGACCTCGTATGCCGTTCAGATCGCGTGCGCGCTCGACGTGGCCGGCAGCCCTGGTGTGTGGCAGATACTCGGCCAGATATACGACGTGCCTCCGGTGGGCGGCTCGCCCAATGTTGTCTTTCTCGACCTACGCCCGCTCGATCCGGCGACCCGCGCGGCAATCCAGTGGCTACAGTTCCAGCTTACCGGTACGAACGGCGGCAAGTGGATACTCTACGGCTACGCCTTCCTGCCCGGCAAGCCGGTGGATCCGCCGCCCTTCAACTACTACGTGGACTTCTTCGACGGCGCCTATACGGCCAATAACCTGACCGCGCCGACTACGATTGCGAGCGGCCAGCAGAGTAAGCTCGCAGGCCCGGTAGCCGTCACCCCCGGCACGGCGAACATTGCAAGTTATCCTGACAGCTACATGACGAGCAACGAGCCGTACCAGGACAACATCAACGATTCGATCCTCGGCGCGAACACCAACCGTGAGTTCAACCAGCAGTCCGGCGCGGCGGCCTTTCCGCTATTGGAGGAGATCGGCGCGGTCGTCACAATCAGCGGGGTCGCCCCGACCTTCACGATGGCGAGCCTTACCGCCCGGTTGTGGGAGGACACGGACAACGGCAGGCGGCTCGTAGCGGTCGCAACAGTCACGAGCGGCGCGGCCTACAACCTGGTGGACAACGGCGGGGTCGGAAAGCTCGCCAACCAAGTCTATGTTGCCGGCGGCGTCGGCCCTCCATGTAACGCGCTTGGGGCCTATGCGGGCCGATTGATCGCCGGCATGGGGCAGCGAGTCTTTTGGAGTAGTTTCATCCCGACCAGCAACACCTCCAATCCGTTCCCGCAGTGGCCGGACATTCCCCTGACCGACAGCGATGGGTACAGCTACGACATCGGGCCTTCGTCGGAGCAGCAGATACAGGTCATTAACGGCGAGGGCGATGGTGCTTATATCGTTACTCAGGACCAATGTTGGGTGCAGACAGATCCGACGCCTGGTGCGCTGCCGGTCTTCATCTACGACCGTGGCGCGCTCGGCCGGCACGCCGGGTGCTTCGCGGAGGAGCGATTCTTCTGGGCGGCCTACGACGGCGTCTACCAGGCCGTGAATACCTCCAACGTGTCTGAGATGACAATGGCTATTCGCAGGCTCTACACGAGCTGGCTGCAGCCCGACAGCAATGTTGTGGTGTCGTACCAGAACCGCAAACTCTACGTGTTCGAAGGGCAGCGTTTCCTCCGGTACGACTTCGTCCAGCAGAAGTGGACGCGCGGCACGATTGCCGATACGGTCAACTGCGCGGCCTCGTGGGTAGACCCCGGCGGCACGAACCAAATGTGGCTCCTCACCGCGACCGCCTTTAACGGCCGCTGGCAGACAAGCGCCGTGCGGGACATGCAGATCGGTGTGGACATAACGACCGGACAGCCGATACCGGACTGGCAGTTCTCGACCGGGTTCGACCTGACCCCGGAGAATGCCGTCGTGGACGGTTGGCTCCTGGACGCTACCGGCCGCGTGGAGCTGACTTTGGCGAAGACGGTCGCCGGTACGGTACCGACACAGGCGCGGCTATTCGTGCTGGACCCGCCGGAAGATGCTGACGAAGGCTGGTACCCCGGCAGCGCCCAATTCAAGGCGATGAAGTTCCGGGTGCAGATGAACGCGGCCAATCCGGTTACGGTACGACGGTGTATGTGGGAGCGGACACTCATTCCGTCGAAAGGTGGCTGATGGCGCTCATTGCCCGCAGCTTTGGAGATAGGGCGCTCAACGAGCAGTTGAGGCGGCTGGACGAGCGCACGACTTCACTGGAGAATGCGCCTGCGCCGAAGGCATCATTGCCTACGCCGATCCCGCAAGCCGCGCCGGCGGTGAATACCGAGATCGAGGTACGCACGAGCGATGGAGCATACGATCAGCAATCGACAGGAGTAGAGTTCGACGCAGCGAGCTTCAGTGTGTCTCAGGACGGTCCGCTGCCGATGGTGAAATTACTTTCACCATCGGGCACGGGAATACCAATATGGCCGCGCAGAACCGTAACGACCAACACGACCCTGAAGGCGACGGACACTATCGTTCAGGTGAACGGCGCGGGCATCACGGTCACACTCGATACGGTAGGTACATTTGCGGACGGGCAGGTCGTCGCGGTTAAGAGCATGGGAAGCGCCGTGCTCGTAGCCACGACCGGCGGTGTCAACATCGACGGAGCGGCAACCTACACGATCACGGGCGGTAACTCGGTCATGCTCTACGCAGAGAAGGCCGCCCAGTGGTGGGTAATGGCGAACCAATAATGGGAACAACCGCGCAGTATCCGATCAAAAGCGGCGTCACGGTGCAATGGTCGGCACTTGTTGGCCTGGACAGCAGTAGCAGGATCGTGCTGGCCGACCTCACCGTTCCGGTGGTACCGCTAGGCTACGCTGTCTTCACTAGCGACAACAGCCCTGGATCGCAACTCACTGGCAACGCCGCACAGACTGTCAAGTGCGCCATACAGCAGGCCGGAAACGTCAAGGGCGGCCCGGGCATGACTGGCCTTACAGTCGGAGCCCCGGTCTTTGTTTCCTCAACTCCCGGCGCATATTCGCAGATCGCTAACGGAACCTCGGTCGGTATTGCAATCGCCTCCGACACGGTTGACGTAGGCATCTACGTCCAGGGCAGTGTGAGCGGAGGAGGCAGCGGAGTCCCGTCTTCCCGCAACATCAACACCGGCACTGGGCTGCTTGGAGGCGGAAACCTCTCTACCGACCTCACGATCTCGGCCAATCTCGATGGGACCACTATCGACAACGGCGGTATCAGTAGCTCCATCGAAGTGGCTCCCGGCGGCATCGGAACGACACAGCTAGCGAATGCAGGTCCTGGCGCAACCGGTCCTATCGGCGACAGCGGCCACATCCCCATCATCACCATCGATGCTAAGGGCCGTGTCACAGCCCTTAGCTCTGTGGCCACGGGTGGTGGTCCGCCTACCGGTGCGGCCGGCGGCGATCTCACCGGCACCTATCCGAACCCAACCATTGCGGCTAACAAAGTCGTCAACGCCGACCTTGCGCAGATGCCCACCAAGACGGTCAAGGGTAATAACACGGGAGGCACGGCTAACGCCATCGACCTGACGCAGGCTCAGTTGACCGCACTCGTGAACGCCTTTTTGGGCGATAGTGGAAGCGGCGGCACGCTCGGCGCCGTGCCTGCTCCTGCGACCGGAGACTCGGCTGCGGGCAAGTTCCTGGCCGCGGGAGGTGGCTGGTCCGTTCCGTCTGCCGGCACGGCTTCCGTGATCGAAACAGGCACCGTAGTCAGCGGGGCCGTCGTCAATGCTACGACAGGTGCAAACGCGCAGTGGGTGTCCACGGATGGAACCGGATTCACGATCACACCCTCCACAGGTGGAATCGTCGTCTGGTTTATCTACAACGGCGGAGGAAGCGATGAAACGATCACACTCTCGACGGGAGCGTTCGCGCAGCTGGGTTCCGGCGCCACCGACATAATCCATGCAGGTGGCCTGGCGATCTACGCGGCTCGGTTTGTTTCGTCCGGCTCGCATTGGGTTGTGGACAAGATATACTCGGCCTCCGCGGCCCTCGCCGATGCCAACTACGTCCGCGTGGACGGCACGCACGCCTGGACAGCCAACCAGTCGGTTGGCAGCAACCGCCTCACCTCCCTGGCCGATCCAGTGGGTACGCAGGATGCCGCAACCAAGAACTACGTCGATACCGTAGCGACCGGGCTTGAAGCACGCCAGGTCAATCTCGCTACTGCCGCGGCGCTCGCTGCGAACACGTACAACAATGGCGTGGGCGGTGTTGGGGCTACGCTCACTGCGAACGCCAACGGCGCACTCACGGTAGACAGCGTTGCCGTCGTAGTCGGCAACCGCATCCTGGTCAAGAATGAGGCTGCAGGCGCGAACAACGGCGTCTACACCGTCACCGCGACCGGCAGCGGCATCCTGCCGTACATCCTTACCCGTGCGCTCGACATGGACCAGTCGAACGAGTTCAATGGGGTACTGCTGTTTGTCTTAGCCGGAACCGTTAACGGGTCTACACAGTGGGTTTGTACGACCGCAAGCCCGACAGTCGGCACGACCGCGATCACATTCGCGCAGTTCACGCCCCAATTAGGCTCTATCGCGGCCGGCAGCATTCTCGCGAACTTCAGCGGCTCGACGGCCGCTCCGACCGCAAACAACGACATACGGGACATTGCGTTGATTCTCTCGCCCGGCCGCACGCTACTGGTTGGTGACGAGATCGGGTTGTGGATAGACTACGGCTGCACGATCCTGCAACAGACGATCTCGGTAGACGACAACACAACGATTTCGGACAGCCTCACTATCGACGTACGGGTCTGCACCTACGCCCAGTACGACAATGGAGCCACACACCCCACCTCCGGCGATACCGTTTGCGCCAGCGTGAAGCCGGCTATTAGTGCTGGCTACAAGAATCAGGACAGCACATTGACCGGTTGGACAACGGCGATAGGGGCCGGCAGTCGTATCCAGGCCATCGTAACCAGTGCGCCGGCAACCGCGAAGGCAGCGAGCGTCACCCTGAAAGTCAAGCGAACGAGCTAAGAGGGCTAAATGGCAACGACAGTCAAAGAGAGTTACGATGTAGCGCCGGGATCGTACCATTCAATCACGATCACGCTCAACAGTTTGGGCATATCGGCCGCGCGCCAGTCCACGGCTATCGACAATACGACGAACCTATTCCTAGACATCCTGGTCTTCGCCACGATCAAACCCGGAACGGTCGTCGCCCCGTCCAGCGTCTCGTTCTACGTCGGAGAGATCGGCGACGGGAACGCGTACCCGGATGCGCTAGGAGCTTCCGACGCGGCCTACTCCATGCTCTCTCCGACTAACCTGAAGCTGCTCGGTCAGCACTTCCTGCCGACCAACGCGACGGCGTATGCGAGCGAAGGTTTCTCCGTCCGCAACGCGCTTGGCCACATGCCGCAAAAGTTCGTTGTGGTGGCAGTGAACAACACCGGCGCGGCGCTTGACGCGTCCGCAGGCGGCACGATGTCTTGGTACGGCGAGACGATCACGAACAACTAGCATGGTAATCCTGTCCCGACCCCGCGAGCGCCCGAGAGGGTTTCTGCCGATCAACACGGCAGACCCTCTCTACGTCGGGCTGTCCACCGCCGTCAACTACTCTCAAGGTGGTGGCGGAGACGCTCAGATATTCGAGCATGTCTCCAGGCAGTTTGCGACCAACACGTCGGATTGGACGTGGGTTCCAATGCTCGATCCACACAACCCTGAGTGGGGCGGTGGGTATGTTCCTTCGACTACGCTGACAACTCACGGCTGCAGCCTGGTGGCCAATCGGCTTTCGTTGTGGAGAGACGGGTTTGCCAATCCGCCGGCGAGCTATTCGTTCTGCTACATGTTCAAGCCGAACGATGCTTTAGCCAACGGAGTGAGGCGTATAGGCGACACCTTCTCGTATGCCGGGGGCGTGTGCTACGTCAACTACGAGGCCGGAGTAGGCGCGACGGGCGGCTACATATCCACCATCAGCAAGACGGCCGCCGGAGGCACACTGAACGAGTTCTTTCGCTTCCCCGCGAATCCGCTCCCGTGGGTCATGGTCTGTAAGTCCGTGGACCCCGTGAACGGCAGCCTGGTCTACGCCAACCTGGGGTCGTTCTCCGGATCGCCGGTAACGATACCTCAACTGGCGTTGGTAGCCTCCAGTCCGACCGCGGCGGTGTCGCAGACCTACTGGGGTGCGGCCACTAACGGGGCAGGGCTGCCGACAACGATCAACGTATTTGGCACGGGCGCAAGCAGCACCACCTCGACCCCGAACGCACAGCACGGATTGTTCCTGCAGTGGACGCGGGCGCTGTCGTTGCGGGAGTTCAACGACCTTTACGCCGATCCGTACCGGTTGTGGAGGCAGCCTCAGCGCCTATCGTTGTTGAGCCAACACATTCCCTCTTCGTTTGGCTACTCGTACGGCACGACCTACTAGGAGACGACTATGGCACTGGTAACAACTCCGATCAAGTCTCCTCTCGGCAATGCCATCTGCCAGGATACGGCGCTCGGCAGCGTCTCCGACAACGACATCCGAGCCGGCGCGACCACGGTGTACTATCTCGACCTGGACAACTCGCTGAACGCCGCCACGACCTACTTCAAGGCGTGGAATGCCGCGGCGCCTACCGTGGGGACTACCGCTCCCGACATGGTTATCCCAGTCCCGGCCAGCACGCGGCTTCCGATCCCGATACCCGGCGGCTTGCTATTCAGCGCCAACCTGTCTATGGCGGCCGTGACGACCGGAGGAACAGCGGGCACGACCGCGCCGTCATCCAATTTTACCGCCCGCGTTTTGTGTACGTAGATGCCGACCGGACTATACGCCGAGTTCTACCAGGACACGACCGTTCGAACCCTGGGCGATACCTTCGTGATCGGGCTGCGCAACATCCACAACGAGCAGCGCAGCCCGATGTTTTCAATCGTGCAGAAGGCGGTCGTGACGGTGTTCAACTCGGTCGGTGCGCAACTATTGCAGGCGAACCTGTTCGTCTTCTCGCAGAATTCGGACGGCAGCCTGGTGTACGCCAATGCGCTGCTGAAGACTGGAGCGGGTTCGTTGGTAACGGTCGCGGGCGACTACCGGATCGTGTACGATTTTGCGACCATCCCGCCGCCCAACCTGCAGGAAAAGCAGTGGCAGCAAACACTCACCCTGAGAGGCGTGCCGTTTTAGGCGAGAGGGAGGGGGTTGTGCGTCTTTCGTCACAAGCCGGAGGGCGGCGTCCCGGAAACGCATGGCCGACGTCTTGGTATTGGGTCTTCGCGTTCGGCTCGACGGCTTACTAGCTGCACCTTCATCGCTGACCCAAGCGCCCTTCCCTCGTCGCCAGATTATTGTAGCACTTACACTCAACTAGGAGCCGGTTTCAGGATAATAAGCTGATGGCTAACGAAGACCCAAGCAGTCGTATACTATACACAGACGGCCCGGTCGTTCAAACCTTGCTGTCGGCGCTCCAGGCTGTCGAGACGCAGGCTCGCGCTGTTGCAGAGACTACGGCGAAGGAACTACGCGAGGTGATAAAGGAAGTGGGCGAGGTCCGAATCAAGGTGGCATCCATCGAAGCGAAGATCGACAGTAACGCTGGCCAGGGGCAGAGGTTGGGCCTACTAGAGCAGCAAGTAGCAACATTGAATGCCGTGCAGGCGCAGAACAAGTGGTGGCTCGGCATCCTGACCGCTGTTGCAGGTGTCGGGGTCGCCTATATCGCCAAAGGCGGCCATTAAGGTAGAATACGGTCATGAGCGTCATCGCCCTAATCGTCTGGTGTGACCGTCCTTCTCGTGCTGGAAGCGTTCGGTTTGCTTCCGCCGCTCTCTATGGGCACCGGCCCGATCCGGTGGAGATAGAATGAACCTCTCGCTGCAGTATACAATCTCGGCCAAGTTCCGCGCATTCGGCATCACTTTCGGCAACTTCACGCACTCCGGTTCGGTGCCGCTACCGCTGCAGCCGCCACTCACACTGATTGAGGGGTTCATTCCGGCGAAGACCGAGCTGGTCAGCTTCAACATGCACGGCGTGGCCTTGTCGATCACCCTGGTTGAGACGCCCGCGGAACCTGCCGCGTGATCCCGTTCTACGTTCTCTGCTACGCGCTCGCCGCCTTGGGCGTGTACTACCTTGCCAAAGGAGCAACCGCCTTGTCCGCCATTTCCGACATCGTAACCAAGCTCACAACCGACGTGCAGGCGCTCGTCACCGAGAACACCAACCTGAAGTCGCAGCTCGCCGCTGCGCAGGCCAATGAGGCCGATACCGCCGCCGCCGTGACGAACCTGACGACACTGGACGGTCAGGTCGAGGCCGAGTTGAACCCGCCCGCGCCTCCGGCTGCCTGATGGACACCTCCGGGTTCGCCAAAGGCGTTGACCTTGCCGGCAACAGCGACGGAGCTGTCGATTTCAGACAGCTTCTCGCCGATGGCTGGTCCTGGGTCTACGCCAAGGCGACCACGGAGTACCTCGGTGTAGAGCCGCTGTTCGAGGAATACTGGCAGCAGTGCGGCGAGGTCGGGATTACCCGGTCCCTGGGCTACCACTTTTACAACGACACGAAGCAGTCCGCAGACCAAATCCAGGTATTCCTCGACACAATCCACACGGACGCTGACAGCCTGAAGACGGCGCTACCGGCCGTACTGGACATCGAACGAACGTTCGGCGGCAGCAAGACGGACCGGATAGCCGGCTGCCACAAATGGCTCGACGCCGTGGAGGCCAAGACCGGCAAAGTGCCATTGATATACTCCATGCCGGGCTTCTGGAACGATCCCGACAACGGCATGGATGACAGTTTCGGCCGGCACCCGGTCGTTATCGCCCACTACGGCGTCAGCGACCCCGGTCTTCTGAACGGCTGGAGCACGTGGGATGCCTGGCAGTATGCGCAGGCAGACGCCAGCCACAAGTACGACGAAAACGTTTACCGCGGCACTCACGCGGAACTAGTGGCCCGTTTCGGGCTGTAAGGAGCAAGAGCTATGCCAATCCCAATGCACAAAGCGTTCGCAATCAAGTGGGGGCCGAACAACGACCCTGCCATCCTGCACGCATGGGCGACCGAGTTCCCAATGGGGAGCGGCCACTACACCGGCAAGGTGAGCGCGCTCGATGAGAAGACGCAGAAGACCGTCCTGGCGGCCATCGGGCCGGTCCAGTCGGTGAATGCCGACGATAGCTGGGCGGCGCAGATCAGCTACGACGAGATCAACTCCGGCCAGGTGCAGTACGAGAAGGACCCTGCCACCACGTCCATCATCGTCAACAGCACGGCGGTGGTCGTGAACGGGGCCAACATCGGCAACAACACGTTCCCGGTGCCACAGGCGGCGATATGAGTGGCGCTCCTCCCGACACACGATCAATAGCGGAGAGGCAGCGTGACAACGCTGAGGAAACTGTCGGAAAATTGCGACCGGTTGTCTCCGCTGCTGTCTGGTTTGTGGAGGCAACAGGTGGGTCGCAAGATGAAAAGGCCGCGCTGGAATCGCTGATAGCGGCGGTTGATGCGCTTGGGAAATGGGCACCGCGATGAAACACGCCCTGCTCGCCGCCGTGGTGTTCGGGCTGTGGGCTGGAGCACTCTGGCCTAACAGAGTTGGGGAGCAGGTTCCCTCGCCCCGATTGGGCGTGCGCCAGGTAACCCAGCAGGGCACAATGCGTAAGCAGGCGCATCTACTCCCCAACACCCCCGCCACCGTAGACATCCTGGCCAGCCGGGGCGCGGAGCGGATCGTAGCCCGCTACGACAGCAGCCTTGGGGCCTGGGTGAGCTACACAGACGACGGACACAGCGTCCACGTGCTCCGAGGGGTGCCGCAGAACCTCGTACGCGTGAGACCACACCACGCTATGTTCAGCGGGGATTGCGCCTATGACGGACACCCGGCCCGGTACGCGCTGGTGGTGGACGACGGCGCCACTCAGCTCCAGGCTGGCACACAGGTGACGCCGACGCCGAGCTTCACGCTGGAGGTGATCGACTACTCGGATGCGCTGCACCCGAAGCTGCTGCTGGAGCGTCCCACTACCGGAGCGCCAGTCCGATGTGAGCAGGGTGGCGTGGATGTGATACAGCCCTAGAGGTAGTCGAAACTCAACTGCAGCGGTAGCATGGGCCGGCCTGGCGGCTTCGCTGTGGCAGCCATATGCAGCAGCAAGTCACGGAACGGTTCCGGCGTCAGTTTGCGTTGTCTGTGCGACAGGCGTTGAAGAATGCCTGTCCTGACCGCTCTGCGGCACTCCTCAGCACTGTGGTAGCTATCCTCGAACTTGATACCGCCCGGTGATGGACCCCAATTCAGATCGGGCAGCTCACACCCTACGGCGTACAGCCATGTTGCCTTCTTCGCCGGGTGCCCGTACCAGCCCTGAAAAACGCAGCAGGTCCAGCCATACGAGTCGGCCAGTACCCACCCACCGGATCGGGGCGGCCTCTGCAGGCCGAAGGTATCCCATGCCGACGAATCCGCCGGATGCTCCAGAACACCGCCCCACTTCCGCACAGACGCGAGAGCTGCGGCAAAGCAGCCGCCATCGTCACCTTTCACTTTGCGGACCTTGCAGGACGGACCGCCATACCAATACCGGCCCCACCGCTCGCAGGGCGGGTGACTTACTACCGGGTGCGGCCCTGCGTACTTCCTGGCGTCCCGATCTTCTGGCCAGCAGTCTACATTGGGTAGATTAGAGTATGGGCCGTCAGGCAGTACGTAGAGTGCTGAGATCATAATGTCCGCCGAGAGTGCCCGCGCCTGGTACGCCGCCAACAAGGAGCGCAAGCGGTTAGCGGATGCACAGTACCGGGCGCTCAACCGCGAGCGTTACGCTCAATACCAACGACACCTGGACCGGCGAAAGCGCCGTCGCTGCAAGTGTGGTTGCGGCCGTGTCCTCCCCGAAGACTCCAATCCCTCCCGCGTACGGCTGTTCTACAGCCAGGAGTGCGCCAACAAGTACAACGGCGAGCTGCGGCAGCACGTGAGGAAACGGAAGGGTCGCGTATGCGCCTGTGGCCGGCCTGCTGCGCCTGGGTCATGGTTCTGCAGCGAGGACTGCCTCCTGGCAGTCCAGTGGGCTGTGTGCGAGCTGCTGGTGGGCTAGGACTTACCATCGTTTAGATGGTGCATAGATGCAGCGCCTGCCAAGAACGCACCGACCACCAGTGATTCAAGTAGAATTCCTGTAACGATGCCCCACACGTAGGCCATTATTTGGGCTTCTGAGTACATCCCTCCCTCACCTCCTCCTGCTGTGCGGCTTCGGTGGCTGCGGCGGCCTGGCGGACGGATTCATTACGCTCGTATAGCACTATGCGTCTGAAACCTAGCTTGGCCGCCAGTCTGTCACCAACCTCACGGCGTCCCTTACGTACATCACAGAGGAACTGAGGTGACACTCCAAACGCCCGGGCTGCGGCCTCGGATGTTGGGTAATCCAATACAGCCGCGCACACCCGAGCCTGCATCCGGTCCTCTTCTATGCGGTAGACGCTCACTCGCCGCTCCTCTCTGCGCCCGCGTCGTGCTCGCCTTTCAGTCCGCGCGTCCAGATATGGCCGCAATTGGCGCACGTGTACATAGGCCGCTTGTCACCCCATGCACTGCTGAGATAAGCGTACTTGCACCCACACCGCTGACAACGTACCCGCACACGTTCCGTCAGCTTGTAGCTCATCCATCCACCTCTCCTACGCCCAGCGCCTGTGCAGCCGCGAGCAGGATGGCGATGCGGCGGTCGCGGTTACGGTCGCGGCCGTGCTGGCCTTGAATGAGCCAGCCTTCTTCGTCACACCCATTCGACTGCCAGAATTTAAAGTTGTGCAGATAGTCAGGCTCGCAGCATTCGTAGCTGACGTTCCACTTTGCACGAACCATCCTATCGAGCAGATCGGCGCTATCGGCATCGCTGGTGGCGGGGTTCCACTTACCGTTGCATTGCAACCATATCCCATCGCGGCCAATTGGCGCTTCTTCGGCAACTGGTAGTTCCAGTGCCCGCGCCACGGCCAGCAGGAGCGCGCTGTAGTCGGTGGTCATGGGTCCTCCAGTGCGTTGTAGTCCACGTTGAACTTAACCCGTGCGGTTGGGTAGGCGCGCAGTATGCCGCGCCATCGTTCATAAGCCATCGATTCCTGCTCGTGAAACGACTTGCGGGACAATACGACGCGCACTGTGACCTCTGGGATTACGCTGAATGCAACTACGTCGAGATCGGCAACCGCATCGTGCAGAGCCGTAACGGCGTTAGCTATTGAGGTCTTAACGCTCACGATCCCTTCTCCTTCCCCGTCTCGCACAGCGCGATGGCGTCGACTAATTTGGCGTAGGCCGCGTCGCTGATGTATCCGCATAGCGGCGTGATGCCGCTGCGTACGGCTTGTGCCGCCTCCAGCAGCGCGTCCCGCTGGCGTTCAGCTGCGATTCGGCCCTCCATTTGGACTTGCTTGCGCTCGAACTCATAGTCACGCTCGGCCTCAGTCTTCAGTAGTTGGCGCTCTACGATGTCCAGCCGATCTCCAATACGACACCCTGCGGCGCTATGCGGGCCGTTCGGGTGCGTTGGGACGCCCATTGCGTCTAGGCGGCCATGGACATACACCTTGAACTCGGTGAGCTTGACGAATTGGTGCTCTAGCTCCCCAATGCGGGCCTCGGCTGTTTTTGCACGGGCTTCCTGTTTATTCGCCCATTCGTATATGTCACCCGGCATCACTCGCCTCCTTGCTGGAGCGCCTGAACGATCTTAGTATGAGCTGTCTTGGCGTGTGGGTTCATCTCAGTATCGAGCCACTGCCAGACAGCCTGCGCCTCCTCCACCGTCAGCTCGACGCTCACCATGCGCGCTGCTAGTGGCCCTTCGATGGCCCGTAGCAGCGATTCGTCCTCGCTCACCCCTTCCGGGTTAGGGCAGCCGTCAACATCTCGAATGCTCAAGCCCTCCTTGCCGCACTGGACGCAGCGCCCTACGAACGCTTCGCCTATGGGTGATGTGCGCTCAATGGAATGCGTCGTACAGCGGGCTGGTCGCTGCTCTCCAACAGGCGACAGCCCGGCAACGCCGTCCGTGAGCTTCTCTTGGTGCTTGCGCTTGAAGTGGTCACGCGGCTTGGACAGTATGCGCTTCTGCAGCTCGGCCACCATCTTGTCGTCGTTAGCGGCGTCCATTACTCGCCTCCTTGGTGGCCTGCTCCGGTGCTTTCGGAGAGCGCCCGTTCGATATAGCGCAGGATTCGGTTGTTTGCCTCCTCCTTCTCGCCACCGTCCAGCAGGCACTCGCCCTGCAATAGCCTACTGAGCATCAGGCCATCCTCGCGGGTGAGATCGAAATGGATGCGCTGTGCCGGTGGCTGCTCCCCGGCAGGATCGGGGCAGCGGGCAGCGGTGGCTATGTACACCGGGCACGGTCTGTCGTCCCACTCGGGATCGTCTGCCGGCAGATACTCGCCCGGTCTAAGCTGTCCAATGTTGTGCTCGCTCAGTGGTACGCCGCACCGGGCGCAGAACGGATCGGCAGCGCACGTGCTACACCGGTAGCCAGCGGCAGCAAGTTCAGCCAGTCCAAAGACTCCGCCACAGCCCTGGCAACGGCCCTGACCTACGTTTAGGTCTTGCGGGACGGCAGCGGTGGGCGGCGTGTAGCCGGGGCAGGGACAATAGCCCGGCTCTCCAGCGCCGCACACTTCGCGCGCTACGTGCTGGTCTAACCGGTGCCCGCACACACCGCCCGGCACCGGCGTGCAGCATAATGGCTCAGTCTCCACGGAACACCTCCTCGATTGCCGTCAGCATATTGGCGCGGCTTCCGACGTACCACCGTGCCACCGCTGCCAGCACCCGTTCACGCATCTTGGTCCGCTCATTGGCGCGGACGGCGGAGTCGCGCTCGTGGTCAGAGAGCGGCAGGTCGATGGCACAGTCCGTCACAGCGGCTATTGCTGCGTCCTCCAGCGCCGCCGCCAGCGCGTCAGGATCAGGGCTTGGCATCGTCGGTTCCTTCCACCCCAGGCTGCGCCGGATGGCGGCGGTTGGTTCACACATGATTGTAGGTGTTGGGCGGCGGCCTGATTCTTGAGACTGCGAGTCCACTTGGTGCGACCGTGCAACCTCCGCTATCTGCCGCGTTTCAGTGTACTGCCGCCCCGGACATTGAGGATTATACACCCTCCCGCCGATACTGTCAACCAATCCGCAGAAAAAAGGTCTTGACATCAGGAGTAGTCATGTGTTATCATTCGGGCATGGAAGCGTCGACCCACGAATGGCTGACCCGTGAACAGGCAGCCGAGAAGTTGCAAATCTCCATCCCGACGTTGGATCGCATGATCGACCGGAGCGAGATACGGGCTACACGCATAAGCGGCCGGCTGATACGTATCCACCGGAGCGAGATCGAACTGCTTCGGCCCACCACTACCTGCAGAGAGGACGAGGAATAATGGACTACGACACCTTGCTTGAGGATCCGTACCAGGCCGGCCAGGAGGCACGGGAACAGGCTCAAGCTGCCTGGTTCCGGCGCCAGGGTCTATCTGCCGACGACGAGGCCCAGGTCATGCTGATCGCCTGCACGCCCAACCACCGGCACCCGCTGTCGGTGGAGGATGCCGCCGAGCTGTACCGGATGGCGCAGGACGACTACGCCCGCTGGGAGCGGGACATGGAGGCCCATTATGGACACTGAACACTCGAAGCTACCATGGAGCGTCGATGTAGAAACGCCTAGCGATGTCAACGATCCGGACGGTTACTACATCGTGGACTGTTGCGGCTGCACTACCTCCGAAGCCCAAGACGAGGCCAACGCCGCCTTCATCGTCAAGGCGTGCAACAACCACGAGGCGCTGATCGAACACCTGCGTAGGATGACCGACTACACAAACGCTGCGCTTGCTGGACTTCCGTTGCCATCATGGGCAGCTCAGGACGAGGAAGACGCCCGCGCCGCACTGGAGGCTGCAAAATGAGCGACCCGTGGTCCGATCCGGCCCACTCTACCACCGAACCGCCACAGGCGATACGGGACATACTAGACCGTTACGGGTTCAGGCGTGTCGGTCCCGGCGTCTGGAACAACCACGATGCGCTATTCCCGCCCGACCTGGATGAAGGCGAGATCGAGGTGCGAGCCGAGCACATGCGGCTATCGTGCGGCCATAGCGAAGGCGCCGGAGCGATCTTCTGGATGGCCGTCAGCCTCGGTGCTGGCCTGTTCGCTACACTGGTCTACGTCGGGCTAATCTGGCTGGGAGTGGTGAAATGAGTACGATACCGGGACCGACAGTGATGAGCCTCCCAAGGAGACATGAATTGGACGATCAGAAGCCGCTAGTTGTAACCACCGACAGAGGGGTGTTTTTCGGCTACGGGTATTCCTCGCTGGACGCCGAACATATCCGGTTGGAGAATGCCCGCATGGTCGTGTATTGGTCCGCTGACTGCCGATCGGTGGTAGGATTGGCGGCCAACGGGCCGACGAAGGGCTGCAGGATCGGACCTGCAGCGCCGGCTATCGTAGTGCGCAACGTCACGGCGATCATCGAGTGCAGCGACAGCGCCGCGGAGGAGTTTGAGGGTGCCCCGTGGAGCGGCTAGCGTTTGACGCTGCGCTGCAGCAGGACGGTTCCGGTTCCGGTTACGGTGACGGTTCCGGTTCCGGTTCCGGTTACGGTGACGGTGACGGTTCCGGTTCCGGTTACGGTGATCCTATCAACAGCAGCTCGTACTGGGCAGCCGTTGCGGACTTGCCACAGTCCGACGCCGCCCGCGCCGCCGGAGCCGTGGTCGCATTGTGGCGCTCGACGGATAAGGGCACTCCTGCCAATGGTGGCCATGGCACCACGGCGGCTGCCGGATTGGTTGAGGAGATACCCGGACCTCTCCAAATCTGCACACAGCATGCATTACACGCCACGTTCAACCCGCCAAAGTGGAAGGGCAAGCGACTGTGGGTAGTGGCGCTGTACGGCGACGTGCAGATACAGGAGGACAAGATCGGCGCACTCGCGCGCGAGATCATAGCCGAGATCGTGTAGGCAACTCTGCCCCTGTCGGGGCTTACTGCGTTTAAGGCCAACACTTGTCCTGGGCAAAGCTGGACGACGACTACCCGGAGGAGACAGGTGCGGGCGTGAGGAGACGATCTCAGGATGATCGCAGAGACGCCGAATGCGGCCGACAGTGGCGGCTACCAGCCAGATCGCGAGCCTCGCACAATGACGTGCCCCGAGTGCCTAGGCTATTGCGGCTATCCTGAGCCATGCCCACGCTGCCAGGGAGGTGGCCGTATTCCGTACGAACCACCACTGCCGCTGGACGACGACTACCCGGAGGAGAGCTGATGGACGCCAATATCAAGGCTAAGTGGTTAGAGGCGCTGCGGAGCGGCAAGTACAGAAAGGCGCGCGGCCAGTTGCGCCGAATCGGTCGGCAGATGTGTTGCCTCGGCGTGCTGTGCGACATTCTGCCGGAGGTCAAATGGGAAAGCGTGGTAGCAAGGTATCGAAACTCCTTCAGCAGAGTCCAGCTTCCCAAGGGGGTCAACGACTTGGCGGGTCTGCCGGTAAATAGGGAGATGGACTTATCCAATCTCAACGACAGCAAGGCCGGCTGGGAGCCGGTCATCCAGTACATCGAGACGGAGTTGTGAGGACTGCGCCAGTGCCCCTGCACCGCGCCCTGCGGCCCGGAGGCAGGTTCTACCACCAGAAGCCCCAGTGGTGGGCTGTGCGGCGCAGCAGACGCCGCTACCGGGTGCACTGGCATGACCGAGAGCCTATGGGCATTCTCGCGTTTCGCTCGGTCTGCAGGAGACAAAATGACCAAAGCCATTCTGAAGCCAACCGAGAGGTTATCGACGCAGGGCAGCGTGCCAGACGCGCACAGCGGGCTGCTAATGAAGCGGCTGCCATCGTCATACCGGACAAAACCCACGACGGCAAGAAGTTCACGTGGCGGATATGGCGGATAGACGAGCGCGGCATCGTTGTAGATCGTGGAGCCGGAGAGGGCGAGTACCTGTACTACACCGACGTGCCCGAAGCGTGCCGGTGCGTGTATCGGAGGCTCGTCAGCAACGCCGCCAAACACTCGTTGGAGAGCGTCGTGAAGGCGTCCGCCGATGCCGAGGCCCGCATTATGGCTGCCGTGAAGGGGCTGAGGCTGTGACCAAGGCACTTGCACCTTCCGAATGGCCCCATTTGGGTGACGTGGAGTTTCAGGCCTTCATAGCGCCGTTTCCGCCGCAAATCAGAGCAGCTCTCGTGTTGGCCCGGTATGCCGTGACGAACAAGCCCGACCACATGCCGGAGGACTGGGCCTGGTTGGGCGAGACGCTTGTGCTGCTGTCGCCGAGCGGCAACTGGTACCAGGTGACCGGCCGAGGGTGCGACTGCCAGGCCGGGAAGCTGGGCCGTATGTGCTGGCATCAGTCGTCGCGGAGAATCCTGATCTGGGCTAGGGAAGCCCGTAGGGACCAAGATGGACATTACGCGGGTTTTGAACCTTCCGAGGCATAACAAACCTTGCCTTAGCCGGGGCAAGCACAAGCACGAACCGATAGAGGACGTGCCCACAGATTACTTGCAGTGGGTCGTGGACACATGGAGCGAAGCTGATCCCGAATGGGAAATCGCTGCCAACGAGCTGTACTCTCGGTTCGACATCTACGGCTGAACCACACTCGACAAGCGCCCTGTTGGGCACGAAAGGAACGAACTACCGTGGACATCAACCAGCAATTTCCGAGCAAGTACCTCAAGGCCGACACGGACATCCCCGACGACGGCGACTTGATTGTCACCATCGACACCGTACAGATTGAGACCATCGGCCAGGGCGCGGACCAGGAAAACAAGCCCGTCGTCTACTTCCGCGAGACGGACAAGGGTCTCGTGCTCAATAAAACCAATGCACAGACCATCAAGGGGCTGTTCGGTTTCGAGACGGACGACTGGGAGGGGAAGCGGATCGCCTTGTTCGGTACCGAGGTGGACTTCGCCGGCAAGCAGACGCTTGCTATCCGGGTGCGCATGAAGGCTCCTGCAAGCCGCAACCGGCCGCTGGCAACCGAGACAGCCAAAGAGCCGGTTGCAGTCGGGGCAACGGAGGAGCGAGATCCCTTCGCCAACGACTGAAATAGCCCGCTCGGTAGCTTTCCCTACGCGTCTCGCGCTGGCGGCCGGCGGCGCAGTCATGCCCGGCCCTCCCGTTGAGGCAACTCTGCCCCCGTTCAAGCGGGCGGGGGCATTCTTTCCCTGGAGGTGGATGGTGGAAGTTCTAACCGATAACGAGATTGATCTGCTCGTACAGGCAGCGGCAATGCCAGCGGCACATATCCTGCGCAGTCTGAACTGGACTTGGCAGGGCAGTCCTACTCCTCCGACTTTACTAAAGGTCGAAGAGAGCGTGAGGGGCAGTATCAAGTCCGCGATAGCAATGGTGCCGGAGGACAACACCGAGCCGTTCTGGTGCAGCAGCGAGACCGGAGGTATCACCGTGAGCTGCAAGCGGGATGTTGACGAATGGTGCATATCTACAACAGTCTCGTTCGAGCTTGCGCACTCGTACAAGGACATGCTGCCGAAGCAGGAGCAGTCGTAGCAGCCAGAGCCGGGTATACCTGGCCTAAAGGCAGCGGGGTATTGAGCAGGACACTATGCTAGACATCCAGGACAGCTATCCAATCGTGGTAGTCAAGGACATTCCGAAAGGGATCGTTGCCTGCTCCTCGCTATCGATCGCCGATACTCTGGCATGGGCTGCCGAGTGCCACCGGTACATCAACCGCGAGGGCATTCGGTGCAGCGTCTACGGGTTCCAGGTTCACGGCCTGCCGAAGCCCTGTCCTGAGTGGCCGGAGACGCACCGGCACTGGACATTCAAGGGCCAGTGGAAGCCGGCGCCACCGGAGGTCACCCGACCCGTAGATTGGGATTTGCCAGGCGGGCTTGACACCACTCGAACGTTCGTGCTACCATAGGGTTGTCTAGGGAACGTTACGCGCAAGCATTCACGTCTTCCAACCACTCGCCTGATGGCGGGGCGGGCGGAAGGTCCAAAGACAGAGCCTCGCGGCTAAGCGTGCGTTCCCTAGACAAGAACCACCGTCGCGGGGCTTTGTTGTGTTTTGCCCCTCCCCGCTGGTTCACCCGACTGAGACGCACGTTCCAAACATCTACAAGCGCGGCCAGGCCGTGGGGACTCAGCCCGGATGTGTGGGAACCAGGGGTGTCACGAGCTAATGTCTCGCCTGCCCCCGACACTCAAACGCATACCTAAACCCATACCCGGCTCCTTTATACGGTGACTGACCCTGTAGGCTGGCCTGCGCAGCAACACACACCCGCAGGCGGAGGAGGGGGACCCTCAACCGGTAATGGTGAGGGGAGGGGAAGGGAGCGATCCGAAGGACGTAGGCCGTTGTCGTTGTCCTTATCTGTGGGAGCAGGGGGCTTTTGGGGGAGGTTTAATTGCAACAAACAAGACCTAACGAGGTATGGGATCGGATAATGAAGGTGCTCCGCAACCATGTGGTAGACGGGCAGGGTTGTGCCAACATGGCTATTGTGCGTGAGCAAGCCTGTCCGATACCTGGCGGCCTGACTAAGCAGTTATCGCTCATGCAGCGGGCTGGTTTGCTCAAGGTGCATAACCGGGCGGTTACCGGGCTGTTCACGTACACCCTGCACGACTAGGACCCTGTGGTACTATAGGAGCGAGCAGTTGGACACCGACCTGACGTTAGAGGACATGGGCGAGAGGCCGGAGAGCGGCGAGCCTCTGGCCTTCACGGAGTTCTTCCAACTCTACCCGCGTAAGGACAACCGAGAGGCGGCCCTGCGCGAGTGGTGGAGGCTCCGGCCCTGCCTGCAAACGGTGAGCGAGATCATGTACGGACTACGCAAAATGGTCCGGTCGAGGGAGTGGCAGGATAAGCCCGAGTACATCCCGCAGGCCAGGACGTTCATACGCGACCGGCGCTGGCGAGAGGCGGTCGAGAACCGGAGCCTGTCAGGTGTATCCGTCAACACGACTCCTCCCGGTTCTCCGAAGACTTGGTTGGCCGATCCTGATGTAGTAGCAGACACGCTAGGCATCGACAAGAGCCTGCCCAGGCTGACCCGTGA